ATGCCTGACTCGACTGCCATCAGCCAGCCCGCCAGTGAACTGCATTACGTAGACGACACTCAACCGGGCCTTACACGCAAGGTACTGCGCGGCAAATTCGCGTACTTCGACACTAACGGTCAGCGCATCAAGGACGAGTCGGAGATCAAGCGCATCAACGCTCTGGCAGTGCCGCCCGCCTACACCGAGGTGTGGATCTGTGCCGACCCGTTGGGTCACCTGCAAGCCACTGGCCGCGACGCCCGCGGGCGCAAACAGTATCGCTACCACCCGCGCTGGCGCGAAATACGTGATCAGGACAAATACTCGCGGCTGATCGAGTTCGGCCATGCGCTACCCAAAGTGCGCAAGCAGATCGAAGCACAGCTCGCCCAGCCGGGCATGGGCCGGGAAAAAGTCATGGCGACGGTCATTTCATTGCTCGACGCCACTCTGATCCGCATCGGCAACAGTCAGTACGCCAAGGAAAACCGTTCGTACGGCCTGACCACCCTGCGCAATAAACACGTCGAGGTCAAAGGCGGTCAGATCCTCTTCGAATTCCGCGGCAAGAGCGGCGTCGAGCACAAGGTCAGCGTTCAGGATCGACGTCTGGCCAACGTGATCAAGCGCTGCATGGAGCTGCCCGGACAAAACCTCTTCCAGTACCTGGACGAAGACGGCGTGCGCCACGCAGTGACCTCATCCGATATCAATGCCTACCTGCAAAGCCTCACCGGCTCGGACTTCACGGCCAAGGACTACCGAACCTGGGCGGCCAGCGCGCTGGCGCTGGCAACGCTGCAAAAACTGCACTGGGAGCCAGAAGCCGACGCCAAACGGCACATCGTCGACATGGTCAAGGCAGTCTCGAAACAACTGGGCAATACCCCCGCCATCTGCCGAAAATGCTACATCCACCCTGCGGTTCTGGAGGGCTTTCTGCTCGGCAACCTGGCCAAACTCCCCCGCTCCCGACAACGCAAAGGCCTGCGCCTGGAAGAAGTCGCCCTGGCAAGCTACCTGCGAATACTGGCTGACAAGGTCGAGGCCGTGGTTAACGATGCGGTGGTGAAAGACAGCAAAGCCTGAGCCGCCCGACCACGGCATCAGCCTTTGCTGCAATAAGATTTCGTAGCCTCATGATTTGCCAAGCATTTCTGACAGACAAAAAAGCAGCGTCTTGCACCCTTCGAGACGCTTTCAAGCTTGCTTCATGGGGGCCGGGTGTATATATTCCCTGCTCTTGGCGCTACCGCCCCGATGGCGAAATTGGTAGACGCAAGGGACTTAAAATCCCTCGTCCTTTGGACGTGCCGGTTCGACCCCGGCTCGGGGCACCATTTAAAATCAAGGGGTTAAGTGGCTTTAGTCACATACCCCTTGAGCTTCATGCTACGCAATAATTAATGCTGCTCCGCAACTCGTCGTAAACCCTACCCTCCCGGCGTCCTGCCGACGAACACCACTCCCCAAACCCGAAGCACTCGACTACTGTATGCCTATACAGCAATTGAGAATCGCTAATCATGAACATCGACTACGCCGAAGACTGGCCGTTCTGCCCCACGGAGGAGCAGATGCTCAAGCAACACGCGCACCTGGTATCGGAAGAAAATAGGCTCTTGCGCGATGAGGTAGACCGATATCGTAAACACGTCACCAAGCTGATTGACATGCACAATGACGCAGCCCTTGAGCGTGACAAGCTCCGGATAAAGCTGAGAGAAGCGGACAGCCGGATATCTGATCTGCTGCGCGAGGCTTGCAATTCCTGGGCGACAATCAACTCACAGAAGTACGTCATCGACCAGCATCGTGAGGTTATGAGAGGCGCTGGAATCAGCCCGGAAAGATGGGGTGGCGAGGTGTAGCACTCGGAGAGAGCCTACACCTTGCGAATGCCAAACTGAGCGGCCTTGACCGCCGATTGCTGCGGCACGCCAGCGGCCATGTTACCGCTCAGCTCAATGCATTGTGCTGAGCCATGGGTGGAGGGTCCCTTGTACCCAAAAATCGGCCTCTTTTGTGGTGTCGTAAACAAAGTCACACGATCTACTGAGAAGGTTTTGCGCAGCGTATACCTTCTTAGCAGCGCTTTTATTTACAATGGTGTAACGTGTTCTCGTCGGCCTGCTTACCTCGACTTCCACCTCGGGCACCCGAAGTCGACTGCTTCGGAGAAAGGTAAAGGGCCTATCAAACCGTTGTGATCTAGCATCTCCAGCACCATTATTACAAGGAAGAATCGATGCCTTTAGAAATTGATTTAGAAGTCAAAGGCGCGGCCATCCGCGTCGAACTACGAGCGGGCATGTCCACCATAATAGTTGGTGCAAATGGAAGCGGAAAAACTAAGTTGACGGTGGAGTTTGAACGTCAGCTTGAGGCTAAAGCACATCGCATTTCTGCACAGCGGATGTTAGCTCTAGACCCGGCTATCGAGAAGATAAGTGAGGCTGCAGCTAGAGGGCAGCTTCGTTATGGGCATCCCAAGCCCGAAGATTATGGGGGCGTCGTAAATGCTCGCAACAATGTTCGATGGGGACAGGCGCTACCACGCTTCATACTCAATGATGCAGGTGCATTACTCCAAGTACTTTTCGCCGAACAGGCGAATACCGCAGTAAAAGCATACAACGCCGCGGCTGATGGAAATCCGATAGAAAGCCAAGAAACTCTAGTGAGGAGGCTGAAAGCCATATTCCATAGGGTCCTGCCCACCCGCCGCCTAGATATCACAGCCGACGACATTACCGTTATGCAGGTAGCTGACAATCCAGAAGTAGAGTCGTATAGCATTACGCAAATGAGCGATGGTGAGAAGGCGGTTTTCTACATCATTGGCCAAGCGCTGATAGCTGATCCTGATTCGGTTTTTATCATGGATGAGCCTGAAATTCATATCCATCGTTCCATCCTAAGCCGCCTATGGGATGAGTTGGAAGCCGCGAGAGCAGACTGCGCATTTCTCCTGATTACTCATGACCTAGAGTTTGCAGCGTCGCGCGCAGGCAAGAAATACGTCGCGCGTGGCTATACGCCGGCCGAGGGATGGGTTATCGAAAGTGTGCCCGAGGCAGAAGGATTCAGTGAGGAACTTGTCACGCTGATCTTGGGCAGTCGTAAACCGATCCTTTTCGTAGAAGGCGAACAGTCTAGCCTAGATCTTGCTTTCTACCGGGCATGCTATCCGGGCTTGACCGTTGTGCCCCGCGGTGGATGCGAGAGCGTTATTCACTCGGTCGCCACGTTGCGCCGCAACTCAGCGTTCACGCGAATTCAATGTGCAGGCCTAGTCGACGCAGATGGCCATGACGAAGCTGACCGCGCCAGGCTCGCTCACATCGGAGTTCAGGTTTTGCCAGTGTCGGAAATAGAAAACCTTCTGCTGCTTCCCAACGTATCACGCGCGATCCTTGAAATGAATGATCTCGACGGACCTGAGTTAGAGGTAAAACTTGCTGCCCTCAAAGCAGCAATTATTGCGGACGCTTCGGTTGCAGCAAACGTGAAAGAGGTCGTCCTGAACTATTGTCGCCGACGAATCGACAGAGTGCTTAAACAGATCGATCTTTCTGCCGACAATTCGATAGTGGATCTTTCTGCCAGTTACGCTGCTCGTACGAGCGAATTGAATGTCGCTGCACTAGCGAACGAAGTAGAAAACAAAATCGCGGCAGCGATCGACGCTGGTGATTTGGCCGCTCTTCTTTCCATCTATGATAGAAAGAAGCCACTTCTAGCGCTGGCATCTGCTCACTTGCGAAATTGGAAAGTAGAGATTTTCACAGCGTGGGTCGCGCGAGCTATCCAGAGCTCGCACGACTACCGACTTCGCAACGCGATCAGTGCAGTGATGCCGTTAGTCACTACAGCTTGATGCCCATGCGTATAGTTACCTTACCAGTTCAAATGGGGCATTGACGCAACAGCGTAGCTGACTAGTAATTATTAGGCACCGTGTTCGACTCTTGCTGCCAGCACCAGACAAAACAAGAGCTCGCAGAAATGCGGGCCTTTTACTTTTCTGTCAGACGTATAATTGTACGTACAAAAGTCCCCACCTTGCTCCTAGACGCCAACCCACCCACAGTGCTCATGACGCTCTTCCACTGATACAGCAGGATGGGGAAAGCTCGGTCAAAGGCCATTCATACAAAGGTTCAAGCCAAGAAACTGCCTAAAAAACACATCGGGGTTTTTGGTCCGATTTCGCCCAATGAAACCGATTTGTCATGCCCGAGTATTAGACAGAAATCTGCTCCCCCGGCGTACTGCCGACCAAGACCACTCCCCAAATCTGAAACACTCAAATACTGTGTATAAATACAGATACCGACGAGGCGTCCCGACAAAGTAGCGGAACGTCCCCTCGCCCATCTACACCTTGCGTATCCCGAACTGCGCGGCCTTGACCGTCGAGTCCTGCGGCACGCCTGCTGCCAGGTACAGGCCCATGCGCGAGGTGATCACGGTTTCACTCAGGTCAATCGTGCCGCGCTGCGTTTCCAATGCCCCGGAAAAGCTGGCCGGCATGGTGAACGGCTCTTGGTACTTGTCCATTGACCGATAGTAGAACGTGGACGACGCCCCGTTGACCGTCTTGGTGATGGTCAACTCAGCCTCCCAGGCCAGGATGCCGCGCGACGACCCCATGATTTCTGCCGCCGACACCATTTCGATAGCGTCGCCGGCCGCTAGGTTGGTCTGTACCACGTTGGCCGTGGGTTGCATGTAGATGTAGCCGCCCGCCGTCGCCATGTTGCCACGCAGCTCGATGCACTGCGCCTCACCATAGGCCGCAGGCTCCTTGTACCAACGCGTCGTGATCCCGGTCAGGCCAGAGCCAACGGCTTTGTAGCCGTCCGCCAGCACTGAGCCGGCCACAGCGTTCACGCCCGCCGGTAGCGCGCCGCCAGTGCCCGCCAGCAGAGGGTTGGCATTGAGGCAGCCGAACGGGCGGATGGCCGAGTAAACGTCGCCAGAGTCAGTAGGCAGCGGGATGCCGGGGAATTCGAAGTTGGCGGTGATGATCGGAACCACCCTCGAACTGATGAACTCAGCACCCAGGATGTTCGGGTGCAGGCCCTCAACCGTCATTGCCTCGATGAAGCCGTCCCAGATGTTCACCACCGGCACGAACTGACTGACGTAGCTCAGCACCCAGTCTTTGTAAGCGATCGCATCGGCCAGCGCCTGCCCGGTCAGCGCCCTGTTGCCAAAGCGCGGCGTGCCGGTGCCAACGATCAGGTACTTGCCCGGCGTGTTGAGGAAAGCCATCACGATCTTCATCACGTTGGCTTTGGAGTCCGCCAGCGTCATGCCCGCAGTCGTGCTGTCGTTGGTTCGGGATGGCAGCATCCACAGGTCGGCGGTGGATGAAATGATGCAGGCCGGCAGGCGAGCCAGAAATTGACCGGTGTGGTCGCCGACCTTGCCCTGATTGTCGACGTAGCTCGGGAACAGGCCGGTGCGCGCCGCGATCCAAGCCGCGTAGCCATAGACCTCGGTACCGAACACCGTCGCCCCGATGGTGTGACAGTTGCCCGATAAACTATCGCCGAGCAGGCCCAGGCCGCGCCGGATCGGTTGACGGCGAGGAACCGGATCGCTCCAGCATCACTGCTGGTCTGCCCCATGACGCCCACGCCGGTCGGATACCACGGACCCACATTGCCGGTCCGATCCACAAGCCGCGCCCAGAAGAAGAACGTCACCCCCGCCAGCAGCCCCTGCATGACGTGTTCCGACTGCGGGTAGGCCAGGTCGCTGAGCTTCGTAGCCTTGGCCAAGTCGGTCGTCGGCCCGTACCAGATTTCTGTGCGCTGTGTGTCCTCTGCGCCTGGTGGGAAAGTCCATTTCAGCTTGATGCCGAAGATCAGCGACGCGGCAGTCAGCGACGTGACGGCAGGTGGCAAGCTGGTCTTGCCCTGCAAGTTCGTCAGCAGCGACGTGGCCGGCAAGGACGAGACGTTCAAGGCGCTGACAGCGCGCACCCTGGCCATGTACTGACCGGAGTAGATACCCGGCACATCCACCGACTGCTCGCCAGTGCGCGGCACCTTGACCCACTCGCGCGAGCCCCAGCGCCATTCCACGTCGTATGCAACCGCGCCTGGCGCAGCGTCCCAGCTGATGGTCATGTTGGTAACCGCGATGCCCTGCTCGATCACAACGTGCTGTGTCACGAACACTGCGCCCGGCGCAGCTTGCACGCCTACTGGAATGCCGCTGATAGGGCGGATGTCCACGACGGCGCCGAAGTCGATAGCGTCAAACTTGCTCGGTTCGTGCTGGATGCACTCGAGCTGGTATTGATGCCATTCCGGGCGTGTGATGTTACGCACCAGAAACTGCATCGTTTTCAGGTCTTCATACTCGAGTATCCAGCCGCACTCAGCTTCCGGCACTTCGCTGAAGCTGGCGGCGACGGTCACGCGCCGGCCCTCAAGCGAAGTGATAACCCGCGCCTCCGTCTTGCCACTGGGCAGGTTCACCCGCAGCTTGGCACCGGTCGACAGATCGATGTCGCGGTCAACGGTGATGACGCGCCCCGCCACCGCGCTGATCCGCCCGCCGTTCGCACGACCGGCCAGCATGGGGTCAGCCACGGCAATGATCTGCCCTGTCTTCGGAATGCCGCCGTCCAAGCCGACGCGGAAGGTCGCGGGCCTTGTCTGCGTCTGTTCGGTGATCAGCGCGTACTGGCCAGCGCGCTGCGCCTGCCCGAGTGAAGTGCAGCCGTAGGCGTCTACCGAGAGTTCGTTGACCGATCCAGATTCAGCCATCGCCACATCATCAAAGACGGGCTCTTTGTCCGTCGCAAAACTCTGGTCCGGGTTGTCCCACGTCACCATTGCCAGGTTGTGGCGGTCGCGCGCCCGGGTGCCCGAATACTGGATTTCACCATTGTTCAGGATCTGCGACGGGTTGTAGGTGTAGACCGGGTCGCCGGGCATGTCGGCGTTGAACGTGATCTGACTGCCATCCCAAGTGCTCATGCCGTGGAAGATGGCCGACAGGTCCTGCAGTACCGCGTAGGCATCCGCCTGCTTTTGCAGGTAGATATTGCAAGTCATCCGGGGGTGCGTGCCGCCCATGCCGTTCGGCACCATCTGGTCGCAATACTGCGCAATGCGGTACAGGTTCCAGCGGTCCACCATCGTGGCATCGATCCGGTGCCCAAGACCGTAGTAAGGGTTCAGCGCCAGGTCGTAGCACACCCAGGCCGGGTTGTTCGTGTAAGCCTCTTTGAATGTGCCGTCCCATATCCCGTTGCTGGTGCCTGCGCCAGAGGTGGCATAGGTCCGCGTCTCAGGGTCGTAGTTGGTGGGCACGCGCACGATGCGCCCGCGCATCAACACCGCGATCTTGGCGATATCGCCGCCGAACTGCTGGGCGTCATATTCAACGCAGCCCACGGCGGTGAGCGGAAATTCCTGATCGCTGTCTACGACCTCGGCCACCGCCTCGATGAACATGCTGTCCTGAATCAGCGAGCTGTTGGCTTCGGGTGTGATCCGGCGCACGCGCATAGTCCAACGGCTGCCAGCAGGCAGGTTGATGCGGTGACTGCGTTCGTACTTGGTGACGTTCTTGCGGTCTACGAAGTCCGCCAGCATCTGAACGAACGGCCCGCCATCAGTGGCCAGGTCAATCGCATAATCGATTCGCACGCCGTTGATGTTGCCGGCCTGGTCCTGCGACTGGAGTTGTGGCCAGCTGAGCCGGATGCGCAGCGCATCCAGCACCGGGTTATTCACGGTACGCAGGTAGGGCGTGGTGCTGAGCAGCTGCTGGTTTACGTCGACTTCGTTGCTGGACTCGGCAATGCCCTCAAGACGCTGCTGGTTCAGCTCGCCATTGCGGAACTGCCATTTCACGCCTGGGAAGTTGACCGTCCCGTCCTCGGCCACCAACGGAGTACCGTCGAGCTTTACCGAGCGCAGTCCGTCCACTGGGCCAACGATCGGCCCCCAGCTCCATAGGTAGACGATGCGCGCGGTGGCAATGGAAGCTCTGCTGTTTAACGCAATCGTCGGCTGCTTCTGCGTGGCCTCGCCGCCCTTGCTCCCGCGAATGCTTCGCGCTGCTACCGCACTTCCCATACCGCCCCCAGAAAAAAGAAAACCCGCCGAAGCGGGTCTGGTGTTACCTGATGATCAAATCTGATCTTGTGTGTAAATGCCGCCCGACTCGACGGCACCGCCGATCTCTCGTTCGCCGTAGAGCACGGGATAGGGGTTGCCCTGGGCAACGGTGGTCACCGCGCCCCCAAAGCCATAGCTGGGGTTGTTTCCATCGTCGTTGTTGCTGCCGACGCTGGCGGTCGTCGTCGGCGAAAGCATCTGCACCACTCCGCCAAGACCTGTCGCCGCACCCGCACCGAGCAGGCCGAGGCCGAGCGCTGTACTCGTACCGCCGGAGACAAGGCCGCCCACAACCAGCGCGACGCCCAGCACCACCTGGAACAGGCCAGCCTGCTTGCTGCCTTGGATCAGCGGCACGATGCGGATATCGGTGTTGTCGCTGCCCTGCATATCGAACTCGGCCTCGCCGGCGTTGCGCTTGCCGCAGAAGACGCTGAACACCAAGCCACGCTCTTCGCCGGTCCGCAGAAACTTCTCGAAGCCAGGCTTCATCGCGCAAAGGGCATTCACGGCATCGCGCACGCTGTGTACATCAATGCGGTACTCCCGGCCGAAATGCTTGCGCAGAACGCCGTAGAGCACGATGGTGCGCATGGTCATGGGGTGTATTCCTTGTGGCGCAGGATCAGTTTCACGCGGTTGGCCATCGACCAGCCGTAGACCTCACGGGCAGCCAGGCGACCGGGCATGTGGTGATAGATGAACGGACCAGACCCGCCCAGTGCCGGCGCGTCCTCGCTGTGCAGGCTGGCATCGGCCCCGAGGTAGATCGCGGCGTGGTTTGGGAAATGACAAGGCCTACCCACGGTCGGGATCTGGAACACCAGCAGGTCGCCCCGCTGGGGCTGTTCGACCCGTACGAAGCCGCAGGCCTCGTAGTTCTCTTCGTAATGGCTGGGGCTGTCCGGATCTTCCCACCACAGTTCCTTGCGTTCGAAGTTCGGCAGCGACAGTGAGGCCTCGCGGGCGTACCAGTCGCGGCAGGCAGACCAGCAATCGAGCAGGCCATGCGAGAAGTCCCGGCCCAGCAAAGGGGCTTGGAAGCCGCTCGGCTTGAACCACTGAATGTCGCCGCCAGGCCAGCCCACAATCGCCCAGGGCAATTCATGCAGCTCACAGCTGACCAGATCGGTCATGCTCGGCGTTGCGGCTCGGTCGGGGTGGCTGTGCACGATGGCCAGCACCTCGCCCCTGTCTTCTGCCGCCGCAGCGTCGTGCTTGTCGATAAGGAAGTGCTGCAGCGGGTTGGTGGCCACGTTGCCGCACGGTACGTACTCACGACCGGCGTCGGTCTTGATCAGAAGCCCACAGGCCTCGGCCGGGTGTGACTGCTCGGCGTGTGCCCGCATGGCGTCCTGAAGCTTTTGATTGATTCGCATGGTTACCCCTTGGCGATCAGGCTTGCGCCCATTGAGCCGCCGAACCGGCGGGTATTGCCGCGCAACTTGCAGCTGCTCCACCAGCCCCCGCAGCGGTCAAGCGCAGGGTTGTCGGTGGGTTCGTTCTTCTTGTCGAAATACGCGGTGCCTGTGTAGGCGCAAGCCTCCTGCCGGTACTGGCCGCGCATCGCCCAGCGGCACAACTTAGTGATCTGCTGGGACGGCAGCTGCTGGCCTTCCATGTCGATGGGGCTGGAAAGCTCGAAGCCGACCGCCGAAAAGTTCTCTTCGGTCTTCTGCTCGATTCTCCACAGGCTGGTGCGGCTCTGATCAGCAGCATCCGGATTGCCGCCGTCGAAGTTCGCGGCATCCAGAAAGTGCTTGAAGGTTTCGATCACCTTGAAGCTCGCCCCGGCCAGATCCTTGAACTGCAGGCAGAGAGCAGAAACAGCTCGCGGAATGCCCGACAGCTCGTTGGCCAGCCTGAGCTTGGGTACGGCTGGGCGGCCATCACCACGGATATCTAAACCGGTGACCTCGATCTGGATAGGCGAATACAGCTGGCCCTGCCAGATGATGTCGCCCTCATGCTCATGCCCGTGGAAGCGCCAGAGCGTGGCTCCCAGCCTCGTCGCATCCAGTTCGTACAGGCGAATCTGGTTGCCGGGCTCCAGCTTCTGGATGTCCGCGCTGTAAATCATGGTGGTTACCTACGAAAAACCCCGCACTTGGCGGGGTCAGGGTTTGAAGGTTTGCTTGAAGCTGGTGGATAGCGAGTGAAGGCCAGCGCCGAGGGTCGACAGTTTGTAGCCGTTGGCGGTATACCGCCCTTGCCCGCTGCCAGGCGGGTTCCAGAGGAATGACTTGAACCCCTCATGTCGGTCAAGAAAGTCCTGGACCTGCTGGAGTTTTTGGCCCACGCCGAACCGTCCGGTCACCGTCACGTCCCACGCCTGAGACTTGGTGTTGATACCGACGCCGCCAGCCTGGGTGTAGCCGTCACCAAAGTCGTTCGACCATGTGCGTTGCTTCACATCGCCGGACGCGCCGACCTGTACATCAAAATCGAATGTCTCAGCCATTACGCGCGTCTCCAGAGCAGGCCGCCCTGCCTCATTTCTTGCTGGAGCACTTGGCGGATCTGCGCCGCAGCACTGTCGCCTATCGCCTTGCCCTGAATTGCAGCTTCAGCAGCGCTCATGCCGGGCTGTGCCTCGACCGTGACAGGCGCGTTGATGGTGAAAGACGGTGCCCCGCCAGTACCACTCCCGGCCTTATCAGCCAGATACCTGGTCAGGTCGCGGTTTTGGTTCGGGTTGAGCACGCGCTCACCGCCATCGAGCAGCCAGGTGCCTTCCTTCGGGATGTTGTCCATGCCGTTGTGGGCCATACCGGCGAGTGCGGATGCGGATACGGCGGCGACCATTGGCGCAGTTGCAGCAGCAGCGGCGAGTGCGGCGGCCGGCGCAGCAGCTGGACCGATCAGCGGAATACCGGCGGTCGATGCGTAAGCGTTCAGCGCTGCCTGCGCAGACGCTGCCTGCGCGTTGGCGATCAAGCCGGTGGCCGCCGCCGATTGGCCGCTTTTACCAACGAGCAGTTGAATACCCTGATAGACCAACCACTGCGCCGCCATGTCGCCCAGAGCGTTGATAACCGACTTGGACATGTTCCCAGCGAAGTCAGCGATAGCGTCTCCAGCGTTCTTTGCACCGGTGACCACGTCGGAGAACACGTTGCCCAGGCCGCCGGTCAAATCATTCAGGCTGCCGGAGACGAAGTCGGCCGCGATCGCCGAGTAGTTTTCGGCGGCGTCTACATAGTTTTTCCAGGCATCACTCACGCCCGCCATCCAGTCGGACTGGGCCTTGTCGACACGATTGTAATAGTCCTGCTGCTTAACCATCCGCTCAGCCAGCGCTTCGGAGAGCATGCCGGTCTCTTTGGCGTACAGCTCGGCGCTTATATCGCCGGAGTTGCGTTGCGCCTGGAGGTCTGCGGCCTTGCGCGCGTAATCCTCCTGAATGGCCATATCCTGCTTCAGGCGGTCACGGGCCTTGTCGCCCATCCCTGCACCAGCAAGCTCCATATCGAAGCCAGCGCCGATGGATTCGTTTTCATCTTTGAGGGTGGCCAGGAAGCTGACGGCCTTGGCCTCTTCCTCGTTCGCAACCTTGAGCTTTTGGAGAGCATCCAGTTCAGATGCCAGACCCTCGAGGCGCTTCTGCTGAACAGCGTTGATCCCGACGAGCTTGCCCGATGCAACTTCGAAGCGGATCTTGTCCACTTCCGTGGCGTTTTTCTGCGCATCCGCGCTGGTATTGATCAGCGCGATCTGGCGCTGCAGGTCGGTCTCTGAACCCTTGAAGGTATCGCTCAGTTTCTTCGCTGCCGACGCAGCGTCCTTTGCAGCCTGCTTGGCCGCTTCCAGAGCTTTGGGATCGACACCACTGCCCGTGCCACCCTGATCACTGAAGCCAACGCCGCCAAATAGTCGCTGATACTCTGCGCCGGCTGCGCGGGCGTCAGTAATAAACTTTTTGCCTAAATCACCGGCCAGCGGTTCCTCGAGAGTTGCCTTGATCCCTGCTGCCGCCTCGGCAGCGGCCCCAAAGTTTACTTTAGCTTCATCGCGAAGCCGGACGCTGTCTGCTATGAACTGCTTGGAAACATCACCAATAGTGAACTTTGCCAAACCCGCCGCGACATCCGCCATCATCGAAGATGTGTAGCCAACTGCCGTCGCGTACATACCTACAAGGGTATCAGAAACGATCTTGAATACTCTCGTAACTCCATCGCCAGCATTAACGACAAATGCAGTTGCGGTAACGAGCTTGTCGCCCATCTCCCCCACGACCTTTGTTACACCGCCACCCGCTTTGACGCTGTCATTAAGGTCTTTTGTCAATTGCTGAACCACTGGCATGAAATCATCAGCGATCTTGTTTTTTGTACCCTGCAAGTTCTGCATGAGCCCCATAAGCTCGCTCGAAAACTGTTTCGAGACGGCTATGGTTTGAACGCTGAGAATAGCGCCGGCGGACTCCGCAGCATCGCCAAGCTGCTTGAACTCTTTCCCACCGTTGCGCAATAAGGGAACGAGTGCACTAGCCTCGTCGGCAATGCCTTCCATATAGAAGGTCATTTCAGCCTGGGAGACATTCGCTTTCTCAAGGGTCGAAACATACAACTGAAGAGCTTCGGCGCTGTTAAGCTTTTTGAAACTTTCCGCTGTCACACCTACCTTCGGCGCGATGACCTCGAAGAAGTCTTTCAGCTCGCCGCCGCCGGTGTTGAAGAAGTCGCCCAGCTTGTCGTTGGTATCCTTGAAGATGTCCGCGAGCTTGTCCTGCTCAACGCCAACAGTTTTCGCGCCTGCCGCGTATTTCTGGAACTCGGTTGTTCCAAGACCGGCCAGCGCTGCAAGGTTGGAGATTTCCTTAGCGCTGCCGGCCGTGTAGGCGACCAGCCCTGTCAGAGCGGCAGGGACAGCTGCGATGGCAACGCCCACACCCTTGGCCAGGTTTTCAAAAGACTTGGCGATTTCCGCGTTGCGTTTCTTTGCCTCTTGGCTCGCCCTATCAAGAGGGCCAGTGAAGGAACCGATCCTGGCCACCAAATCCAGCGTGAGCGTGCCCAGTGACTTGCTCATTCAACTCGCCTCCAAAGGTAAAGCCCGCTGTGCGGGCCTTTTAAGTTTTATGCCCAGCTTTCCATAGCCTGATCGAGACTGATGGGCGGCTCGACCTCATGCTGCATAAAATCGAAAATCTTGTACGGACCGTCCTTGTAGTTCACGTTGGCGTACATCATGGCGAGCAATGCCGAGCCGCGTTCTACCCGCATGCCGATGTTCAGAGAGCCACGTAGCGCCCGGTACTTCAGCCAAGACCTGAACTCGATCAGGCTGAGGTTTTCCTTGGCTTCCGCGATCGTACGCCCGCCGATGCCGGCGAGGACGAGCTCGTGCCAGAACTCTTCGTCGTCGGAGAGGGCGCCGTCTTTCCCAAGTTGTTGACCTGGGCGATGACTGTCAGCAACGCGAAAGTCAGGCTGGGGTCGAGCGAGCCACGCGTTGGATCAGCTTCTCCGGTGATGTCTTCAACCGTGAAGACGGGCTTTCCCTCTTCGTCGCAGATACTTGCGGCAATTCGGCCCGCGTGAACCTGTACCTTGCCAGCGGCGGATAGCGCATCGTTGATCGCCGTTTGAAACCCCAGCGGCCTGACGTAGACCGTGGCGACGAATTCTTTTTCGCCCTGCTGCCATTTGATTTCTTTCTCGACCGGGCGACCGGTGAACGCACCGACGCCCCTCAAGCTTTCAAGGCTGAGCTTCATGGAAATTCCTTATGCGCTGGCTGTCTTGCGGATCCAGGCAGAGCCGCCCGAACGCTGGATTGTGGCGGCCGTAGTCACCACAGTGTTGGCTGCGAAGTCGAACGGGAAGTCAGAAACGTAGCCATCGAAGATGAACCAGGTGCGCGCGGGCGGCAATTCAAAATCATCCTTGTCGGCATTCAAAGTAGGTGCCGCAGTTCCGTCAGCCCAACCAACAGCCCAAGAAACACTTTCAATGGTGTCGTCTTCGGAAAGCTGGTGCAGGCGAACGTGCGAAGCGTTACGAGGATCAGCATTCAACGTCAGGGATGCTTGACCCGGCGTGCGAAGACCGCGCATGTAGCGGCGAACCTTGTCACTCAGGCACGTCACCTCGATCTGGTCTGCCGGGTTGCCGCCGGGGCTGAATGCGGTGGCGCATTCGATCTCGAGGATCTCAAGAACCGCCGGATTGTTAGCGGAAGGCACCAGTGCGAAAACCTGAGTACCTTGGGTAAGAATCGACATGGCTTTCTCCAAATGTCGGACATAAAAAAGCCCGCACATTGCGGGCCGGATGAATGGGTTTCGGCTATCTGGGCACAAGCCAGTCGATATCGAAGCTCGACCGGTACAGCTTTGTTTCAGTGTCTTTGCTCTCGCCGCCCCAGCGCACCACATACGCTTTGAGCTCAATGGCGTGACTGATTGCGTCGGTCACTGCCCTTGCCTGCGCGCCTGTGGCGGCATAGACATCAACCTGCAACGTGAACCCATCGATATCTGGGCGGCCTGCGAGGTAGTTTTCCGGGCTGCCTGTGATGACCTGCCAGACTGCATACGGCTTCGCCACGCCTTCGGGCGCATCATCGAACGGATAGAGTCTGGTGGGGCTGACGCCCAGTAGTGCCGTTACCCCTTCGTCAGCAGCGCATACGGCGAATATGGGTGCATACGACATCACGCTCCCCCTGAAGCCTTGGCCGCTCGTTTAATCGCGCGGTCAATGGCCTTCTCGTATTCAGTGATGAATGTGTTGGTTGCCTCGGTTATGTTGTTGGCCAACGCCTTTCGCGCGAATGGATCTGCACGCATTTTGGAAGTACCGAATTCGATGAGGCGCCAATGAGGCGTCGCAGCGTTCGCAGATTTGTCGCCGCCCTTCTTGAGGACAGCGCCTTGCAGAACACCAACCCGGAAACCGAGGGCCCCGCTCGACTTGAACAATTTCCCGTTCCAGCGAAGCGCGACGTTGTCCGCGATAGATCGGCCTGTTTCAGGGTCGTCTATCCGCTGCGCGCCTTCTTTCATCTTGTTGGCCACCAGCTGGGCAGCCTTACGTAGCGCCGACCGCCCGCCCTTACGCTTCACGTCCTGAGTGATCGATTCGAGTTTTCCAACGAGAGAGTCAATCCCCTCCAGCTGGAAATCCACTGAGTCAGCCATCGTTGACCCCCTCGGCCACCAAGATGGTGAGATAGTCCAGACCTGAATCGGGATCGGGCAGCGCCGGGCCTTTGATGTCGTAGACATCCCCTCGGTAAAGGATCCGCATCGTCGGCAGGACGCCGGCTCGGTATCGGATCACTATCCGCGCGGTGGCCTCTGACTGGCTGGCCTGTGCCGCTATAAACTCCCTGGCGCTCAGCGGCTCGACCGCTGCGGGGACCTTGTCCCAAACTGTTTGCCAACTTTCACCCTGCTCTTCACCAGTCACGGGGTCCTGCTTGCGCACCATCGCCTGGAACGATATGCGATGTCGCAACCGACCGGCGCGCATTACACGCCCATCCCGATGCGGTATGGCATAAGTAGCGACTTGGAGGCCAGTGGCAGCTCCGAGGCAATCGTGCCGATTACCACTTCCTCGCGGTTGGCGAAGAGGTTGCCCAACTTGAGCAGGCATGCTGCCTGTATGGCCTTGTTGATCACAATGCCGAAGTCGTCCATATCTATCTGCTCAAAGCTTTCAGACAATGACTGGCGAGCGCGCTCGCGAAGACGGCAGCGAATGTCAGCGTTTTCTGGGTCGTCGGCCAACTCCAGCGCGGCCCGGTATGCAGCTCTCGCGGCTTGAGTTCGCTGAATGGTGTCAGCCTTCGCCCTATCCACATCAGCCTGATCGGCATAGAAGCGGCGCTGCAAAAACTGCATAACAGCTTCCTCAGCCGCGCCCAGAAGTTCCTCCACGAGCGGCTGATCCTCGGATTCTGCATGCAGGTGATGCATGGCCGTTTCTATGCTGATGACGGGCATGTGTCACTCCTGAGGTGGTTGGTGCTGCTCGGTTCCCGGAATCGAATTGTCGCCCTGAACCGGCGACCCTTCGATAGGAGCATCAGGTTCAGGATTGCCGGCGGGATCCGGTGTGGTGGCGGTCAAAAGTTTGGCCAACTCGCTTTCGGCCTCTTCTTTCTTGCCGATAAAGTCACCGACCTGAGCGCCCTCAGCATCGACAACAATCCAGCGCTGCCCCTTCTTCGCTATCGTTAGCGCCGAGTGGTCACTGGAATCGTTGGTCAGCGCTGCGCCAGCCTCGCCTACGATCTTGCAAAGCTTGAGTTGCTCCAGTTCCTTGGCCAGCCATACAGGCGCGGCATAAGGCTCGTTGTCGGTATCACGGATGATGCCGCGGTCCTCGTAAGCCCGCAGCGGCTTGATCAATACATCTGACATGTCTCACCTCGGTGGGCCGGCGGTGCCGGCCACTTTAGGGGTTGGGCAGCTTAAGCCGCAGCGGCGGGAGCCGTGAGCTTGCCAGTGACGAAGGCTTCGGTACGGTAGATGGAAAACGCCAGACGCTCTTCGGCGCGAAGCGTGACCATGTTGTTTTCGAAGTCCTTGTCGTTCTCGGTAGAAATCAAAACTTCAACTTCCATCCGGTCGAAGATCTGCGCACCAAGTTTGAAGGCTCCCACCAGGAAGTCGTTTGGCTTCATGGCTTGGGTCGCGACTACCGGGCGATTCCACAGACGAGCCGCAGTGCCTTCCTGCGGCTGACCGATCAGATAGCGGCCCTGGCTGTCTTTGATCAACTCGATCAGCGCCCAGTCAGTTGGGTTGAGCACGATGCCATCCGAAGGGAACTCTGCCAGCTCGGATTGAAGAAGGGCCAGACGAATCCGGTCGATGCGCTGTTCGCCGGTTACGGTCCAGCCAGCTGGAGACGCGTATTGGTTTGCAACCGGAACGAGCCCTTGCAGATTTGCACCTGCTCCGCTGCCGTACAGCAACTGGGCCTCTTCAGCGAGCAGCAACCCATAACGAGCGCGCGCGTCGATGTAGCTCTGCAAAGCCTTTGCGTCATCCAAAATCTGACGCGAGGCTTTGAACAGATGAGCGATGGTACGAACCGAAGCCGTGACCAAGGCGGTCTCAATTTCGGAATACGGTTTTGCAGAGCCCTCCGCTACGGTCGCGGCATTGTTTGTAAAGCCTGTTTCGCGGACATACTCAAGCGAGCCCGCCTCAGTCTCGCCGGGTGCAATAAGATCGCGAATGGTGGCCCGACGCATGCCCGGCAGCGCGACAGTGTCCAGGCGCTCCGTGGCCGCCAAGCCACCGGCGGATGTGGTGGTGATAGCGGCGCGGGGTACGGAAACGCGACGGGAGCCACGGAAAGACGAATTGACGCCTTCCATGTGTTCGCTGGTAACAATCAACTCGCCAGCGGACTTCGGGCTCTCGATGCGCTGAGTGTCACGGTTGGCATTGACAAGCTTTTGCTCAGCTTCCAGAACGCGAGCCTGCAGTTCGCCCTGTTTCATCAGCAACTCGTCAACCTTGGCACGAGTCTCGGCGTTCATCTCACCGTGACGGGCGATTTCCTTGTTGCTGGTCTCCGCCTGGGATTTGATCTGGTCGCCAATGGTCTTAAGGCTGGCATTCAGCTCGGTGTATTGCTTTTCGAAGTCGCTCATTGCGATGGTCCTTGGAAAGATTTGAGGATGTCGGATGCCGCGCTCAGGGAGGCGGTGAGGTCTGGCGCGACAGCGCGTGGCTTATCGGACGAGGCAGCGTATTGCGTACCCCCGCCAGCAGCGCGCGGCGTGCTGGACTTGAAATTGGCGAAGAGTTCGCGGCGTTCGCTGCGGGCCATTCCGGCTTTTGCCAAAGCGATATCCATAGCCTTCAGCGCGTTACTCTGCTGGGCCTGCTCGTCTTCACGCTCGGTGATTTCGTCAGAAGAGAGGACGGCCGTTGCAAAGCCGAGCTCAACTGCTCGTCGGCCGCGTATGAACGTCTCGTCATCCATCATCTCGGCAATGTCAGCAACGGCCTGGCCGCTGCCTTCCGCGTAAAGGTCGGCCATCGCAGCGTCGAACTCTTCCATCGTGCTCGCTACATCGCGCAAGTCATGGCGGTTGCCGACTGCAAGCGTCCAGCAGTTGTGGATCATGAGAAACCCGCTGCTGGCCACTTCCCGCTTTGCGCCGGCCATGTAAATCACCGACGCAGCCGATGCGGCCAGACCCAGGACCTTGGTTGTGATCGGCTGGCTGTGCTCGCGCAGCCGGTTGTAGATGGCCAGGCCCTCGAACATGTCGCCACCTGGCGAATTGATGTACACGGTGGCTGGCTTGTCGCCGATTGAGCGAAGGGCCGCGTCGATACGCGAGACGGTAACGCCTTCCCCATACCAGTCCTGGCCAATAACGCCGTAGATGGTGATGGTATCGCTGGTGGACTCCACGGCCGCTTTGATGGCGGGATTCCACCTGTCGAGCGCGCGCGGGCTCAGCTCGCAGTTAAAACTGCCAGCCTTGGATTTTGGTTGCATGATTTATTCCTTCGAGTTTGCCGGCTGATCCAGCCAGTTCTGTAGGGCTGCCCTTGCGGCCTGCCCGTCATCGCCCTGACCCAGTTTGTCGATCGGCGAAAGGTTGGTTTGCACAGTTAGCACACCGGCATTTCCGCCCATTTTGGGCAGGTTCTCCTTCATGCGGCATTCGTCGCGCGTGTAAATGCCGTTCTGCACCATGCCCGAATACAGCGCTGCTCGTGCGGCGCTATCGGCCCGCATCAAGCCCTCGATGGAAAACTCGGGGTAAATCTGACGGCGCTGCGCAGGTGCCAGCAAACTGCGACTGATCCCTTCCTCGATGCGGCGCATGTAGCTGCGCAGCGTGAAGGTCAGGAATCGAAGCAACTTCTGCTCAAGGCCGGTCCCCCAATTCGATGCCTTATCGCTGTAACCGACCAGCGTCGGGTCCACCATATAAAAACGGCAGATTTCCTCGGCGCTGTACTCTCGAGATTCCAGCAGCTGAGCGTCCACTGGATTGATACCAATCACCTTGGCGGAAACACCCTTTTCCAAAACCGGTGATTTACCGGCATTCATCGCCCCGCTGATGCGTTGGACATAGTCGCGAAAATCGTCGCGCTGCTGCTTGTTCAGCGTTGCATCAACCTCAAAGGCCACGGTTTGGTGCATGCCGTTTTTGAACGTTGAGCTCGCAACGTCCTCTGCCGACATTGCCGCGCCGAATACGTCTGCGCCGTAGGCGATGGGTGATAGCCCGATTTGCCCGTCCAGAGAGAACGCAGGGATATGCATCATGTTGCTGCCAGCAATATCGCGGAGCTGGCCGTTTTTTTCCCGGTACCGGTAAATAATCTCGCCGTTGTCCGCGACATCCAAATCCATGCGGTTGGGCAGCAGGAATTCAAGCGCTACTATCCGGCCGCTTATACGGATGATCTCGACAAAAGCGTTACCCCGCAGCAGCATCGAAGCTACTACGGCCTCCCAAAACTGCACGGCAGTCATGCGGCTGTTCGGATTGGTGTTAAGAATCCAATGCAGGTCATTGTCACCGGCCACCTCACGACCGCCATCAGGCATGCGCCGGTATAGGCCGAGCGGCAGCGTTGCGATCGTTTCGGAGATGAGGCGCACGCAAGACCAGCAAGCGGCCAGGCGCATGGCTTTGTTGATCGTCACGGTTTTTCCGTTGGCGGATGTGCTGCCCACGGTTTGCGCCCAAATTCCGGAAGCGCTGCCGGAGAGCGACCTGCCCACCCAATCGATTATCGATGACCGAGGCGCGTTGATTGCACCGCTCAAGACGGATTTGAAAGACTTAGCCACCGGTCAGTCCCCTTCGAATGAATGCTGCCGCGACGAAGCACGACGAAGCAGCGGCAAGAAGCGCCCAACCCAGGCCAAGCAGTACGTAAACGCCTGCCACAGCAAGGGCAAAACCCAGCACTGCAGTCAGCAGGTAAATAATTGATGCTGTGTTCATTCGAATATTGGGTCCCGGATTGAATCCATGAATCGGTCCACGCCGCCATCGCCGGCAACGACTTGCATCATCGCCCGCCCGACCGACATGATCAGTGCAACGGCGCCATCGATCTTGTTGTCATCGCCCTGTTTGATGGGCCGTACTACGTCGTCGTTACCGTGCATGTTTTTGCCGATCACGTTGGCAATACACCAGGTCATGATCGGGTTGCCGTCATGGTGGAACCGCCCAGCCGTGATAGCCGCTTCCAGCTCCTTCATGGGGTCGGACATGTTGGTGTAGTTCTGTTGGATGGTGATCGGATTGAAACCCTCGTCGTCGAGGTCATGGCTCAACCCAGTAGCACCGTGCGGGTCAATCGGCGACTCGCGTAGCGGTGCGTGTTTGTTTGCCTCTTTGGTATCTTCGAGGATTTCGCGGTAATCGATCTCGGCTCCATCAGTGACCTCAAGGTGTTTCGAGTTCAGCCAGGCCTGGAAGCGCTCGGACATCCGCTTGTTGTCGCTGTCATAAGCGGTGTCGTATGGCACCCAAAACTTGGGGGCCACGCTGTAGTAGTGAGTCTTTCCGTCGATCACCTTCCAAAACAGGCGCGCCCTCGAGTTCATGTCCAGCTTTCGCGCAAGGTCGAAACCGGCGATCCACTCTTGCCCCTCGAATTGATCAAGCGTAAGGGAGGTGTCCTCGCAGGCCTTCCAGTCCTGCATGTTGAAGAAGCCAGACTTGGCGCTCACCCACAGGTTGAGGTGCTTCGTTTTGAAGGTGTTGGTGAACCGAGCCGAGCGGATCGCCCGTGCCTGCTGGCTTTCCAGATACTCCTGGAACACTGAAACACCGTGGTTAGGGTTTGCCTTGGCCAACATCTTGGGGTCGGTCCAGTCGTCGCCCTCATCAAGCGTCCAGATCCAGCCGAACAGCTCATCGTCTGGGACAGTGCCCTCCAGCATCTCAATGACCTGGCGACGCTTGTCGTAACAAGGCCCTTCGATATCAGCGCCGGCCGTGGTGATAATGAACATCAGCGGCTGACGCCGAGCTCCCATGCCCGTGAGCATCGTGTCGTATTGGGCCGAGGTTGGGTGTTCGTGGTATTCATCAATGATGGCGCAGCTGGGTGATGCACCGTCACCCGGGTTGCCGATCAGTGGCTCAAACCGGCTGAAGTCAGACGGGACGTTCATGTTTGAGGCGTTGACCTCAATACCCGCCGCCTTAATCAGATTGGGCGACTTCGTCACCATCAGCTTCGCGGGCCTGAACACTTCCCATGCCTGCTTCTCGGTCGTAGCGCCTGAATAGACTTCGGCGCCGTACTCATCATCAGCAACGAACATGCAGATGCCTACGCCACCGGCTACGACTGACTTGCCATTCTTGCGCGGCACTTCCCAATAGCTTTCACGGAACCTGCGGTGCCCCCCCTTCTTTTTGACCCAACCATACGTTACGGCTAGCCCAAACAGCTGCCACCCCTCAAGCGCGATGCGTTGACGCTTGAAAGCCCACTCGCCCTTGGTATGTGGCAGCAACTGCATCAGCTTGAGCTTTTTCTCAGCCTTCGCCGGATCAAACTTGAATCTGAACCCGCGCTTGCGGCTGGCTGCCATGTCATCAAAATGGCGCTGCACTGCCTGATGGATGTAGCGACAAGCTGGCACTTTCCCACGTAGCAGAGACCTACCCCACACCATCGCTTTATCAACGTTGGGGTGGGCGGACTTGGCCATTCAGGATCTCAATAGTTCGGCGAATTCGTTGGTCTCTTTTTCCTTGTTTCCTCCGATCAGACGTGTGCGGCTGGCTGGGTCAAGGCCGAGCATCGACCCGAACGTCACCATTTGCCGCATCGTTTCGTTCGTCGCGGTCAGTGCCGGGTTTTTCATCGGTCCGCCGGTGGCGCCAGTAACCACGATGCCGTGGGCCTGGACTGACTCCTGCGCCATTCGCCAGTTGTCGTATGCAACGCAGAACGCTTCGACGTTGTGTAAATCAGTTATAGCAACCACGTTTTCGCGCAGAAGCTCGGGAACAATCATCTTCCACATCTGCGAAGCGCGGTCGCTGAGCCATTCAGGCGGATCAACATTTGTGATCTTCGAAAAAGCGGGCTCGGCCTTATTCAGCGCGCGTTTGCCGGGATTTCCGGCTAGTGCTTTCTTGGCGGTCGGCTTGGGTTTGCGACCACGGCCGGCGACCGTCGTGGTACCTCCCATCGCGCAACTCCAGAATTTTTAATTTCGCGGGTGTAAAAAAACGATTGAGGGCGCGGTCTAGAAGCCAAAGGCACCAGACTTTTGACCCTCCCCCACCGCACCAGACTGGTGCGAGCACCATATTGGTGCATTTTCGTGAAATATGACGAGAATCGTTCTCGTTTCGTTCAGCGGGGCCGGGCGGCCTGGGGGTTGCCCCATCCCCCGTCCTCTGCCGCCGTCTTCCTGCTATGACAGGCGTGGCACAGGCCTTGCCAGTTGGATCGAACCCAGAAGGCATCCTTGTCACCGCCGTGAGGCACGATGTGATCGAGGTCAGTTGCCACGACTACCAATCCTTGGCGTTCGCACTCAGCGCACAGTGGATGTTTGGCAAGGTAGGACTTACGCGCCTGCTGCCACTTATAGCTGTAGCCGCGCTGGCTGCTGTTCTCGCGTTGCTTCTCACGCTGCTTCACTTCGAACTGCTTGCCTACATCCTTGTGAGCGTCACAGTACCGAGGGTTACGGGTCAGGGTGTTGCAGCCCTGGGCGTTGCAAGGTTTCTGCGGCCTCAACGGCATGGTGTGCCGTCCAGGTAGGTGCGAGGCTGGGTATCGGGGTCTTCCGGCTCTTCTTCACTCAGTGCGTCGATCAGCAGCGTCTGTTGCTCTGCCATCCGCTGTAGCAGCTGGGTCTGCTTCATCTGCTCGGCCAGGATCTGGCTTAGCAAGGAGTTGCTGTGCTCGTTCATATGCCACCTTGCTCCACTTTTTGATCCACTCGCGCCGTGCGGCGCAACCTGTACAATTCGACATAGAACCTTCTTTTTCACGGATTTCATCAAGGATCGAGCTCATGCCTCCACTCAACCGCCCGAGCTGGCTATCAGTCGCTGTCGGCTCTCTTTTACTTACGGTGGCAACGAGCCTGCTGACAGTTGCAGTGAACTATGGGAGGCAAGAGACCGCGATATCTAGCCTTACCGCTCGGAACGATGAGTTGAACAAAGACAAGGACAAGACTGAAAAGACGATGGAGGAAATGCGTAAATCCTACGAGACTTTGCGAGCGCAGTTGGAGGCTTCAAACTCCAAGCTTCAGGAGTTGAAGCATGATCGCTGCAGTCCATTGGCTGAGCAGGTCCGTTACCAAGCACTTACGGTCACTGCGTCTATAAATCCATCGTCTTACGAGACAGCGAATGCGCAGGAGGTCTTGAAGGGCTATCAAGCTAGCCTTCAAGCATGCTACGCAGCCCGTTACTGAAGTTGATGTAGCGGCACACAACGAATAGCTGGCCTACCATACTTTTCAGCGTGACCCGATAGGCCGGGCAAAGGCAAGCACACCTGCGTGATCGAGGGCGCACTCAAGAAGGATCATCGGGAATGGTTTGTGCCCGGGTGTCGTGACCATCCAGTTCTTCTTGGTCATGGTCATTCCGTAGCGCATCTGGTGGTTAGCTGAAAGGGTCGGCAGGCTTCGCGATCGCTCGAACAAACCACATGAACCCTTGCTGCAGATTGGTCTTAGCCAGAGCCAGTACTTGAGGATCAACGCCTTCAATCTGGCCGATCTGCTTGAAAAGCTCGCCGGTATCGGCCTCCAAGGCCTTGATCGAATTCATGCCGTCGATCTCCGACTGGCTCAGGTCGCGATAGCCGGTGATTTTCTTGTGCTGGTTATCCATGATCTTTCCTCTGTCGTTCGCGCCACGAAATGGCAGTGTCTGAATTTGTGGAGCGCTACCGTGGTACCAGAGTTTCTACGCAGTGCTTGAAATGATGGCCGTTAGCCGGTATTGGTGGCGACTTTTGAAGCAAGGTAGCTAACCTGATGCCGTTTACACGCACCCGCATCACTGCAGTATCAATCCTCGCATCTTTGGTTTTCAGCGGCTGCGCCACGCAACCTCAGGAAACGTGGACAAACCGAGGCCCTTCCAAGATCGTCACTGAAAATGGGCGATATGTCTGCTATACAGATGCGCAGATAATTGACGGCAAACGTACGCGCTTCAATTTATGCGCGACTCCCTCGTCAGGCCTGATTAGTGCTAATGGGCCGCAGATTTGGGTAGGCGCTGGCTACCGGAGGCCATTCAAGTACCCCCTTAGCGAAGCCATTAATGGAGCTGTAGTGCCGCTTGAAGACCTGGGTAACGTGCAGCTCAAATGCGAATCTTTAAAGAAGGTTGCTGGGGGCTCGACTCCCGAGACGTTCTGTAAGGTCACTCTTAAAGATAAAGTGCTCGTAAGCGCTCAGATAGTTTTCGAAGGAATGTAAGGATGTCTGCGCGCCATGCTTTTTAGTTTGGCGCGTTACGGCGTCTGCCGCTCTACCGCCTCGTTGACCTTGTCAGCGGCCTTGCTGGCTGTCTCTGCCGCTTTAGTGGCCTTGCCGGCTGCGTCCTCAACCTTCCCTGCCGCATCGGTCGCTGTCTTGGCAAGCTTGTTCAGGCGCATGTCGCGCTGCACCGTGGCCTCGTCGTAACCACGGCGCACTTCGGCGACCTGAGCGCTGTACCAACTGGCAAGCGACCATTGAGAGGCACCGAAGCCCAGCGCGAACGATCCAGTTACAAGCAGCGAGGCGATAACCCACACCTCTACCCGACGCCACCAGCGTCGGGCAATAAAATCAATTGCGCATCTTTCCATCAGTTGAGCCCTCCCAACTTGGTACGCAGGCGGGCAATCTCTGCGCTCTGCGATGTGACCTTGTCAGTGAGTTGAGTGATCTGGCTGGTCAGGGCTTCGATCTTGCCCTCCATCCGGCCGACAGCAGCAGCGAGTTCGTTGCGCTCTTTGGCGAACTGGTCAGATCGGGCCTCGGCCTCTTTGCGAGCCAGGCGCTCAGAGTCGAGCAGTTCGTTCAGCCTGCGGACGGTGCCGATATCGGCGTTGTCCATGGCGCGGTCGGTCGCATCCCGGGAGAGGAATTTCCTCAACCACAGGAAGCCTCCCAGCAGGATTGTGCCCGTACCGCCCAGCCAGGTAGCTGTGCCTGGGCCGAGATCGGTCGGGTCCATTGTTACTCCGGAATAAAAAGGGCCGTGCGGGAACGGCGAACTGATCAGCGGGTGTAAAACACATTTAGGTCACTCGTCAGGCGAAATGTAATTAATCGCCTACACTCTCGACTCCATTACCGAGGGTATCCAAGAATGCAAAGGTATTATTCAATTCATTACAAGCTGCACGGAGCGCCTAAAGAAGAGCCCGTTATTTGGACTAATGCCAACGAGCACCCACTCACCGAGTTTTCAGCGCTTCAGATAATCACGGCTAAACATGGCCTGCTCCCAAAAGGAGAGCCCGTTAGGCGAGACCTTTATGAAGAGAGCGAGGAACTGGGAATCACAGATGTTCGAATACTCGAAAGCACAAATTCGAACATTGCCGAATGAGCCCTCACCATACAAGGTGTCAGTTTACGAGTTGTTGAATGAATCCCAGCCACAAAAAAGCCCAGCACTTTGCCGGGCTTAATCATCAGGGGTGCCGCGCTGGAACAGCTAAACACCGTGCTATAAAAACAGGTGTTTATCAGGCCTGAAAGAACTTTTTAAGCTGCTTCGCAAAAATTCCCCAAAGCACCGTCAAGCCATGCCACCCCTTGACGGATAATTTCGCGTGCTGACCGCTCCGACATCTTGTGAGTCTCGGCGATCCGGACCATCGTCCACTTCGAACCGAAGTACCACCAGATGAAGTCGCCCATCTGCTGGTTGCGCGCGATCAGCCTTGCGATAGCTGCATCCACAAGCATTGCAGTGTCGTCGGTGATGACATAACTCATTGCAGTCGGCTCTGGGGCGCACTGGTCCATCAGCGCTGCCAGCGGGGAGACATAGCGCGGTACGCCCATGCCAGACATCCGCCATGATCCCCAGTTTTCCAGCAGGTATTCGGTGTCGCCCAATGGCTTGTCGACGTATGTACGCTTTTTCATGGTCAATCCCCTGTGTAATTCGATCCACCGGCACCGCGGCGGTTGTTCTGTTCGTAGTGGGCTGCCAGCGCGGGTATCTGCACTGGACGCTTCAATTGTTCGATACGTCGGTTAGCGGCCTGCAGGCGAATACTCAACTGAGTCACCAGCACTTCCAGCGGCAGCGCGTCACCTGTCTCGGCGGCGACCCAGCCCGAGGCGTTGCACTGCACGCAGGCCATTTCGTGGAAAACACCCTTAATCACGGCGCGACCTCGGCAGGCCGGGCACTGGGCCAGGTCAAGTTGAGCGGCGCGGAACGCTGGGCCGTGACTCTTCTTCATGCTGCCTCCGCAGGCTTCCAGTCCAGCAGGACCGTTGCCGATCTGAACTGGTTTACATCGCCGTACGCAGACCAGTAATCAGGAACAAGCACCGCCTGCACCGCGAACTGGTCCGCACCAATCATCACTATGTCGCCAAGATTCGGCTCGATATCTCGCTGCTCAAATAGCGTGAATCCCCCAGGGGCGATGAACGTCACCATGACGAATGCCATTTTTAAACCTCGCCTTTTATGGATTCGTGATCGCGCCGGAAGCCGCGCCGTTATTGGCCTCGACGGCATTCTGCGAATTTTCGCTTCTAGTCAGGGTCGAGCGGTGAATGCGGCTAAAGCCTTTCCCGTCTAACCATTCGTGCCACTTGTTCAGCGCGTCACGCTTGAGCAGTTCGGCTGAGGTGTGGATATAGGTCTGCACGTTGCGGGTCAGCGTGTGGTTCACCAGCATCTCGCCGATCAGGAAGTCGACGCCCAGATCAGTCCAGCCGGTCCGGGCCACTTTGCGCAGGTCGTGGCTCGTCCACTCACCCTTGCCCAGGCGAGCGAATACGGCACATGCCTGGCTGTCGCTGATCGGTCCACGGTTGCGAGCCGGGAACATGTACGCGCCCTTGTAGCCCTTCGACGACTGCCAGTCCCGATACCTCTCCAGCAGCGCGCAGGCTTGATGGGTGAGCGGTAGCCGGTGCTCACAGCGGGTCTTGGTGTTCTCGGCAGGAATGAACCATTCGCCCTGCTCACCCAGCGTGATGTGTGACCAGCGGGCTTGCCTTGTCTCGCCAGCGCGCGTGCCGTGACACAGCATCATCAAGGCCAGCATGCAGTCCTGCGGGTGCTTATCGAACCCTGCAGAAAGCTCACCAAGCACCTCTTCCAGCTGAACGGCCCGCAGGCGCGATGGTTTCGGCAGGATGCGGGCCTTTGTGAAGTCGGTGAACTTGAAACCGGCGACTGGGTTCTGGGCGATCAGGCGCAGCTTTTCGGCCTGTCGGAACGCGACCACCAGCACGCCCCACATCAGCCTGACGTAGGACAGCGACATTTCGGCCTGCATGGGCCACATCACCAGCTTGTCCAAGGTGGACCGGTCCACGTCGGCAATGAGCAGTTCGGACAGGCGCGGCTTGAGGTGGCACGTGATGATTGAGGTGTTCGTGGCGCGGCGCTTTGCCGACAGGCTGCGCTCGGTGGACTGACGAACCATGAACCACTCCAGCAGCTGGCCAACGGTCTGCAGTGTGCCGGCTGCGGCAGAAGCCTTCGGGTCAGTCGCAAGACGCTCACGGATCTTCGGCAGGGCGTTGATCAGGCCTTTCACGGGCAGCTCTGGGAAACCGGCGATCTTCTCCCACTTCTTGCCCACCACCAGGTGCCAGGTGCCGCGCTCGCGATTCTGGTGAAAGCGAAAATACACGCCCGGGTAACGAGCATCGCGCAGGTCGCGCACTTCCGAGTTAACGGCCTGCCGCCTGATTTCAGCGTCCGAGAACGAGGTAAGCAGGGTCTGGCTCATGCGGCCACCACAGTCTGAGGAAGTCGGAGGTATGCGCGGATTTGCTCCATCGCGTCGAAGTGACCACGGCAGATGATCGCCAGATAGCCTTGCTCGCCGAGTTGGCGTATCCACTCGTACTGGCTGCCCGATACAGCGGCATCGTGCGGCGGCGTGGCTTTGAACTCGATGTACAGACCGAAGTACCCACCGCGGGCCATGGGCAGCACCAGATCGGGCACACCGGCGCGCACGCCCTGCTCTTTCAGCTTGATCGCCACCAGCTTGTGCCGGTGGCAACCGTTGGGAACGTGATAGATCAGCGCCGCCACCAAGGGCATACGCAGCTTGAGCTCGCGCAGCAATGCGGCCTGCTCCAGGCCCTCACGGTCGACCGACTTGGCGCGGGTGCGCTTTGGCTTGAACAACGTCATTTCGGTGGGCTTCATGGCGACAACTTCCCTTCACGAATCAGCGCGTCTTGGGTGCGCATGACTCCCTCGGCGTGGAACAGGCGGACTTCGTTACGGCTCAGCACCGCCGGAGCGCGCAGGCGGCCATCGGCGATATCGTGGCAGTAAGCACACGCCCAAGCGGCCTGCAGGTCGTTTGGCTTGATGCCCATGCCGCAAGTCCCGGCGAGCCGGTAATGGGCCAGCACAGTGGTCGAGGATTCGCTCGAGCAGCCTGGGTAACGGATCTGGCATTCGCGGTCGCGCGCTGCCTTGGTGAGCTTGGTTTGCCGGGTCATCAGAAGTCTTCCTTGCCGCGATGCGATTCCCACTCGAAGGGCAGCACGATCACACCGCCTTCGCGCAGTCGATCAACGCAGCGCTCGCCCATCGCTGCCGGCAGTGCCTTTCCGTCGAGGTTTGAAATAATTACGGTCGGGCGCATTTGCTCGTAACGGCCATTGATGATCGCGAACAGCGTGGTCAGCTCGAAATCGCTCGGAGCTTCTTTGCTCACGCCGATTTCATCGAGAACCAGCAAAGACGGCATGACGAGAGCCGCAATGATCTGCCCTTCGGTACGCTCGCTGCCTTGGCGATAGGTCGACCTGATGTCATGCAGGATCGTGCCGAGCGTTCGGTAGACGGCCGTAGCGTCAGTCTTGCACATCAGCTCGTTGGCAATGGCAGTGCCCAGGTGCGTCTTGCCGGTGCCAGGCTTGCCGAGCATCAGCAGGCAGCGACCCGTTTCGGATATTTCCGGAAACTTGTCTACGTACTTTCGACACACCCGCAGCGCCTCTTTCTGGCCCGCGTTATCGGCGACGTAACCGTTCAGGGTCTTGGCTGCAAAACGCTTCGGAATCAGCGCTGCGCCGAACTTGAGGGATAGCTCGTATCGCTCATTGATCCTTGCACGCTCCGCGTCCTCATCCTTCGCGCTACGCATGCATTCCGGGCAGCCCGTTTTGAATACCCTGCCGAAAATCACGTTTACGGTCTGAGGAAATTGCCCATGGTCATCACAGATGCCGGTCGTCTGTTGCGGCGGTGGTGTGGCGCTGGGCATGGAAACGACGTTCTCAGATCGCATAGCTGCCATCCTCTCGGGTTATCAATCCCGCTTTGTAATCGCGGTCAGCAAAGCCGTGGTGCCGAGAGTTGGGGAACTGATGCACATTGGTTGCAGGCTGCACCTCATCCTCCCAGCGCTTGCCGTTGAGCCAAGTGGCCGGGTGCGGAACGAACTGTCCGCCGTCCTTGGTCCACGCCGGGGAAACACACTGTTTGGCCAATCCCTCAGCGATCAGCGTGAACAGGTCGTCATTGACCTTGAGTTTCCGCCAAACCTTCTCGGCTGCCGCCTTGCCCTTCTTGTTCGGGTAAAACTTCCAGAACTTTGGGAACAGATCGCCCGTCGTCGGCGACGATGCCGAAGGTGTCGGTGTGTTGAGGGGATCAGGAATCAGAGAATCAGGAATCAGAGAATCAGCCGGAGCGCTACCGATAGTGGCAGTAGCAGTACCGCCAAAATCGGTACTGATACAACCTTCTGATACAGAAGGGATAACTGACTCCGGTTCATTACGATGCGGGTTCTGATGTTTGTCGAAATTCTCGACTTGGATATAGCGCTTGCCGGATACCGTATAGCGGACAATGAAGCCCTCGGCCGCCAGCCAGCCAAGCATGCCGTCGACATCAAGGCCGTCACGGTATGGAAAGAGCTCGCCTTTGATCCGAAGAGGACGATCCTCGAGGCGGCCAGCCTTATCAGCGAGCAGCCAAAGACCTTCGAACAGCAAGGTCAGCATGGGATCAGCCACGCCAAGCACTTCGTTCTTGAAAAGCGCTGGTTTGATGTTGCGTGCGCGGGCCATATCACAGCCCTCCATGCGTAAGGGTTGAGAAATGACGCGTCAGATTTCGCGTTAACGACGAAGCTGACAAGCCTTCGCAGGTATTGCTCGTCGCTGAATTGGTGGGCATAATTGACCTCGTAATGTTGTGAAGAAGCCGGTCTAGCCACCGGCTTTTTTTTGCCTGAAATTCAGGCGCTGTAGGTGTCCGGTGCATCCGTGGTAGCTTTCTGCTTCCACACAACAAGGTCACGGAGACCGGACATGGAAAACCTTTCACCGTTTGAACAAGGCGTGCTGATGTCGCTGATATCGCTGGCAGCCACACTGCGAACTACCCCAGGCTTTGACGGTGAAGCACTCACCAAAGCGGCCGAGTACTTCATCAACAACCCAGCTGCCGGATGCGAGTTAGGAGTTTCGAAAGAAAAATACGAACTGCCGTTGGCCATTTTGAAGAGCGACTTGTCCTCTCTTCACGCGGTCCTTCACGAAGGCAAAGTGAAAAATTGATTCGCAAATGTCCTTCTTTAGAAAGCGCCCATGCAGGCAGTCCGCACGGGCATTGAGCTGCTGCATGCAGTGAGGATTCGGTGAGTCTTGAGGCGAGGTAGTCGAGCTTTTCGGTTGCCCCGCCTTGCTCCGGATAATCGTTGTTGCTCATAGCCTTTCTCCCGGCCTGTTCTCGCCCATGAACGTTGCTGAATTCGGTACTGGATGAATCAACAGCCCATCCGCTGTACTACCTGCCCTTCCCGCTTGAGCGGATAATTCTCGTAACGCCGCTGATTCGCACAGCGGCTGAAAGGATCTATGCAGCTGATCTTTTTGTGGGGGGCTTGGCGTTCTTGCCCAGCTCACCGTGCATCTGGTCGATAGCAATCCCGACGACGTAACTTGGGTTACTGATTTGGCCGTTGCGGATACGGAAAACGGTCGAGATGTCGCACTTGGCGCGCTCTGCGATGGCTTTGTAGGTCAGGCCAGAGCTAAGCAACGTATCCAGTTTGTTCGGAAGATCGGTAGCACTCATGGCTGCCTCCTTTGTAGATATGCACATGATCATGCACCAGTGCATAACTGTCAACGCTCTGCACTATTGCTGTATGCACTGCCTAAGGCGACGATTGCACCCATGCATAAAACTATCGATAAAATTTTGGCCGAACTGATGGCCCGTGACGGCCTCAACCAGGCCGAATTGGCTCGCCTATCGAATGTTGGTCAGCCAACAATATCCCGGATACTCAAGCCTTTAGGCCCGAAAGGAATAAAAGAGCCAACCGATAAGCAGGTAAGGCCCTTGGCGTCTGCATTGGGGGTCACGACGGATCAGCTGCGAGGCTATGCACCGATCGATGGTGCTCCAACCAATAGAGTGGTGCCTGCACAGAAATCATCCTCAACCGGCGTAGTACGCGACATGCTGGCTCGCAGTTCAAACCTGCCGGAGAGCCTTAGGCAGAAGATTCTGGCTGTCGCATGTGCTGAAGATGGCGTCGGCGCAATCGAGATAGACCAATACCGCCCAGGTGTTGCTGGGGATGAAGTTTGGATCGCCCATTATGATGTCCGCGCGGCAATGGGCGGTGGGCAGACTCCCCACGACTATCCGGAGATGCTGCAGGACGTTAGGGTAAGCCCCAAGCACCTGCGCGAGATGGGCGTAGATTTTAAAGAGCACTTTCACCTGAAAATGGTGACGGGATGGGGCCAGTCAATGGCGCCGACGATTAAGCACCGCGACCCGTTGCTGGTAGACATAACTGTTCGGGAGTTCGTCGGCGACGGAATTTACTTGTTCACGCACGACGAGATGCTCTACATCAAACGGCTTCAAATGAAGGGCCCCGAGCATTTCAGAATGATTTCGGACAACAAGCACCATGATCCAGAGGAAATCCGGGTCGACGATACGCACATCCAGGCCAAAGTTCTTTTTGTTTGGAATGGGCAGCTTGTTTGATACGGGGCAAGCCGATCTCAAGCTCCTGAGCAAGATCAGGAGCGAGGACCGCTTACTCAGCTACCAGCTTAGACTTTACAACTAAGAAGACTTCAATCTGCTACCCGCTTGGAGTTTGAAATGTATCGAGTGCTTGATAGGGGCGATTGGTAATAGTCCTCATCAAGAAAACGCAAGAGCTTTTTCAGATCGGTCTTGTTTGCCGGAACATGAATTTTACCGTCGGCTGTCAGGTTGAGATCTAGCTGCATAGTCAGAGCTACTGCCTGAATATGATGAGTCGTGTAGCTGTCTAACACCCCAGACTGCAAAATAAGAGATATTTTTCTTCTTGTTTGAGGGCCAGAGTCCGAAACAAACTGATTAACGTCATCAACCAGAAGCTTGCTATGAGACGCAAACGAGCCGACCTCCTCGCTTGTTGCCTCGCGGTAGTATTCATCTAAGTCGAATACTCGTTTAGCGAAGTGGAAGCTTTGAAATTTGAGTTCGCCGTTTTCAAGCACCGCAAGCAATCTTTTATCAAACGTCAACCCCGTGTCAGTCATTTTCTTGAACTGTCCTCCAGAGAAGAAAATCGATAGAAAATCAGTGGATATGAGCCGCCTGCGTTCAAATATTTGAATCAGTATCTGAGTGGCTCCCGACGCTTGGTCACCCATGAATAAGGCTTTAACTGAATCCAAGCTATGAAGCTGCGGGTCATACTGATCCACTGCCAATGGATCAGCAACGGCATCCGCCAAGCCGTCCACATCCGGGAAATCTGCTATAGATAGCAGTTCGTCATCGTCTGGTTTGTAACGACCATCGAACGCAACTACATCCGTAATTCCATGAAAAAAAGCATCCCTTTGAGCAAGGAATAGATTTGAAACCTCATCACCAAGGATCCCGTCCATCGGAATTCGGATAACCCTTGCACCAGCGATATCAGTTATTGCGAACAAAATCATAGCTAATCCTTAATTGAGCGATCTAAAATTCCATATTCCGTGATCTGAACTACAGTCTTTATACTTTTTAGGTTATTAATTGCTCGCTTAGTGATGAGTAGATAAGTCACACCTTCAAGAGTCTCAACCTCATAAAAGTGGAAGCCGATTACACCCAATACTGGATTTACGTGTAAGGCATGGGTCGTCCAAAGCACCAGAATCAGCATCATGCCGGCAATAGCCCATGCACCGATATCTGGATTCACATCCCCTCTAAACATTAGGGGAAGTGCATAAGCCACGAAGAATCCTAAAACTTCTTTGTCAGCACTTTTGGCTTTCTTGATGGTTATCGGTAAGGGTTGGAATTCGCGTGCAGCCTTACGTATTACCCACCTAGAATAGACTCCCAATGAAATACACAGCACCAGGCATAGGCCCACGTACAACACGCTAATACCATGCGAGAAGAAAATGTAGGCAAGAGAAACTGAAACTGGTGCAATGGCTGTTAACGCCAAAAGCACACGTGTCGGCTTTCCTAGCATACGTCTATCCCTGTGATGGCAATGATGAATATATCTGATTCCACTGAGGTCCGCCTTAGCAATTATAGCTGTACATTTATACAGAACATCATATGCACAAATCCTGACCTCACGCTGCCGCTTTGCGACCTACTCGGCCAGGCATCTGATCGGAGTGGTGCAAGCTGGCCAGCACCGTCTAATCTCCGCGATATTTCCTTACTAATCAGGTTTGTAAGGATCCTTGCTGACAACCTGTCTGACACCACTTGCCTGCTCGTGATTTTCCCAAGCGACTGTAACGCTGCCATCATCATTGAATGTGATTTCTAGTTCGGGAGTATCGGCCAGCACACCCATCACCTCTTCCCAATCCCGTTCGCCGTCCGCATCCAGGCGGTGGATCGTCACCGCGCGCCTAATCTGCGCAATTGGGTGATTGATCATGCCTGAGACCCGAAGCCCCAAGCGTTCTACCCCAGACATCTCAACTCGTACTGCTGGTTTCGCAGCTAACTGGGCCATGCTTATTCCCCCGACTCAAATACTGTACATACATCCAGTCTTCGCAAAGAATAGCTGAGCCAGTAGGAAAAGTTAACCCGTCTCAGCAAGAAGATTCTTTTATACAAAACGTTGAAATTATATGCACCAGTGCATTGACACTCAAATTGCACTGGTGCATATTTGATTCACCGCAGCGATCAATCGCAGCGACACAAGACTGGTGAAGCCGCCAGATAGCACGGGATCAGCGAAGTGATCTCCCAGCCCCGGATAACGGGACCGACTGGACGAAGCTCTTTACAGAGAACGGAATGACCTGTTGGACAGCATCACTGAAGCACCTGGCTTGCCGGGTGCTTTGGGATGACAACCACCGAGTAGACGTAATGGATACCACCATCGTATGCGGGGCATGGAGAGGCCACCTCGGCCGTGGTCTTGCGCCGCGAGAGTTGCAGTATTTGTTGTCAGCCGCCCAGGGCTGCACAGCCAAGGAAATCGCCCGCACGTTCGGCATCGCGCCGGGCACGGTCGTTAAGCGGCTGTCGGTCGCAATGTTCGAGCTAGGCGTGAATCGCCAGACAGCGATGATCGCCGAGGCCATGCGCCGGCAGATCATTTCCCCGCTCTGCCTGTTGTTCATGTCGGTGATCGTTCTGCACGCGGTGCTGGGCGATGAATCGATGAGGCGCGAGCGCAGAGCCCCCGAGTCACGCCGGGGCGGGTACGAACAGAAGATCAGCCGTAAGGGCTCGGACAAGCTGAGGCCAGTGGCGGCGATCTGCTGATCGCTGGGTTTGATCACTATGCAAAGCGCTACTAAGGGCTGAGGTTCATTAGTTGCCAAAAGTAGCGTCGATGGTTTTCAAAAAATGACCACCTAATCCAGTTCGCTTGGCAATCCTTGCATACATGAGGAAGGCCGTTTCGATCTGCCTGACGAACTGTTGTACCTGAACGCTCCATGCGATTGGTATCAAACGATTCCACGTTTGAAGAATGTGCAGCCAAAAGCTGCTGACATGGGTCGCAATGCATAAGGCGGTTCCAAGCATATAGGCCCTAACGATGGGCCGATGAAACATAAAGCAGCAGTTCGAAAGCACCTGTCAACATGATAGCAAAAAGCCAACCATCACTCTTTCCGTCTTGACTTAAATCGACGACCGCATCGGCAGGTGCCAGGCCAGTCTCACGGCTGGGTTTGGTCACCCGCGCCTGGCATCTGGCCAATGCGGTCAAGGAGCCTCATATGCATCAGACAATCAGCCAGCGTCGTGCAATCCTCGAAGGCCTGCGCCAACGCTGCAACCTTTCCACTGCCGAGTTTTACGACAAGGTCGGCCGCAAGAACCCGGCAGCTCTGCCGCGCTTCACGGTCGTGCCGAACGGCAATAACGAGTTCGGCATCGTCGAGCGCTCGACCGGCGATGTGCGCGGTGTGCTTCGTGGCCACAGCGCGGCTTGCAGGGCCGCTAAGCAGATGGAAGCCCAGCCAGTGCGCCAGCCGTCAATCGCCACGCACATGTTGCGCTGGACCGCCGCAATCGCCACCGGCTTCGTGCTGTTCGCGCTCTACGGTGCAAGCTGATGATCAGTCCAGAGCTGAGCACGATTCAGCGCAACAAAGAGCGGTCCGCCGTCCTCGAGGCCGAAGTGGCTGAGTTCCTGAAGAGCGGCGGCGTGATCGCCACGCTGCAGGGTTTCGCATACAAGCCCAGGCCATACGGACGCATGGGGCCAGCAGCAACGCCAGCACCTCGCCGCCGGACCAAGGAAGCGATACGCGCAGCAACTCCACCGCCGCCTAAGCCGAATCTCCCACGGGGCCACGTCAGTGATGAGGTGGTCGCGCAGATCCGCCACATGGCACAGACAACCACCATCACCGACGTGAGCCGTACCACCGGGGTCAGCCACCACATGCTGCGTAAGATCGCCGCCGAGCACCGGTTCGAGTACAAGCGCTTCGATCCAAGCCCACACCTTTCGAGTGTGAAGGTCCAGCGCATAGACCCCGTCGCGGATGCGTTGAACGTTCTGCGCATCAAGGAAGCGAGGGACCGCGGGCTGTCTCGGTACGCCGCCAAGAACCTGATCGGCATCAGCAGCACGCTGATGGAGCGTCTCATCGCCGACTTTGACATCGATTACCCGGCGAACAGGATTTACCGCAAGTGAGGCGCACGCAGTCCCGCGCCAACCATCGCCGCCGCCCTCTTCAACTCAACATCCCACCCAGTGGAATCAAGCCCCCGGAGAAAACCCCATGTCCACCCCTACCGATACAACCGAATTTCTGAACGAGCTGAATGGCGGCGCTTTCGCCAGCCAGATCGGTTACGCAATTTCCGAAGTCGCCTCGGGCGTTGTCGAGCATGGCAAGGCCGGGAAACTGGTCATCACCCTGGACATGAGCCAGATCGGCGATTCTCACATGGTGAAAATCAAACACAAGCTCGACTACAAGGTGCCGACCAAGCGCGGTACCCGGAGCGAGAACACCGCACTTGATACACCGATGAACGTCGGCACCGGCGGCCAAGTAACGCTGTTCGCTGAAGCTCCGCACCCTGGCCAGCTGTTCGAACGCGACCAAGCACCGGTCAAGCCTCGCACCTGATCAATCGCAACAACCCTTCCTCCCAAAAGAGAGCTGACAAATGTCCCTCACGAAAGAAGCAGTTCAACTGATCACTGATACCGCGCTGATCGCGGAAGGCAAAGAGCTGAACACCGTCACGCCAACCATCGTGCTGCCGGAAGGCGCGAAGGTCGTGAACCTTGAGCAATTCGGCGCAGGCCGCAGTCGCTTCCGGGGCACGTTCTCCACCAACTCCCTGGCGGACTTCGCCAAATACGTTTCCGACCGCGCAGTCGCCGACGCAAAGGGCTTCATCAATCAGGACGAAATGACCTGTTCGGTGCTGTTCAACCTGGGCAACGAAGAAGTGCCAGGCCACGCAGATGATCGCGCTGTGCTGAAGCTCAAGCCCACCGCTGCCTATCAGGCCGTGCAGGCGATCAGTGGCCGGTCCATGTCGCAGAAGGATATGAGCGACTGGATTGAAGACTGGCACAGCACCCTGTCGGCGGTCGGCGATGAGCTGCAGAACATCCCGCTGGCCAAAGCCATCGCCGCCGTGCGCACGATCACGGTCAAGGCATCGTCGGAAAGCGATCACACCATCAGCGAGACACGCGCCAGCCGCAGCGCAATGGATGCCATCGAGGCGACCAGCAAGGAAACCTTGCCCACGTCGCTGATCTTCTCGGCTATTCCGTTTGAAGGCCTGCAACTGCGAGAAATCATCCTGCGAATCTCGGTCATCACCAGCGGCGCACAGCCGGTGCTGAAGCTGCGCTGGGTCGGCGAGGACGTGCAGCGCGAAGAGATTGCGCAAGAGTTCAAGTCGGTGCTGGAAGCGAAGGTGGGCGATGCTGCGCAGCTGGCGCTGGGTAGCTTTTCAGCCTAAAAGATGAATCCCCCAGCGCCACGAAGACCGTATCCTAATCGTGGCACTGGAGTTGCAACGCAAAAGTTTGCTGATGATTCAGCAATATCCGGGGAATGAAGTTATCAGCCCTGCTTTATGTCGACTCGCCCTATCAGATAGTCGATAGCTTCGCACGCTTGGGATTTGATCTCAGTATCGGATACCCATGTGTACATCGCGTTTCCCATAATCCCGGATTTTGCCAGGCCTCCTAATCGAGATAGGTCGATTCCATGCTTAGCCATCTCGCTAAGCAGCGCAACTGCTGCCTGCTCTAGAGCGACTTCTCGCTTGTTTTCATTCGACATCTGCAACTCCTTTTGATCCGGCTCCATGCCGGTCACCCGTAATACCGCATCCCCAACCAATTTGCCACCACCGCACACGGAGGGCGGCGCATGCATGGAGCCACCCACGGAATATGAACTGCACCTGGGCGACTGCCTGGAGGTGATGCGCAGCCTGCCCGTCGATTCCGTGGACAGCGTTGTCACTGACCCGCCCTACGGCATTCGCTTCATGGGCAAAAGCTGGGCGATCAGAACGTCGAAGCCCGAGCCGCGTATCGGGCAAGCCCGCCGTCCCATACCGAGGCGCGCGAGCCAAAACGCGGGCTTCAGTTTTCTAAGCCTTATGCGCTTTATTCCGGCGCTCGGGTGCAAGGCTACGACGGCGCATATCTTCTTTTAGCTCCGTGACCAAAGATGCAATCGCGCGGCTCGAGCCAAGACATGACGGGGCAATTCCCGTAACCGTCAACTCCTCCTTACCTGTGCTTTGGTCGAAGATCTGAATGAACATTGAACCGTCCGGCTCAATCGTACAGACGCACTTCATGGGCAGAAAAGCCGATTCAATGATATGCCGTAATTCCAGACTAGAAACCATACCTCCACCTCCTTTTCCGGCATTAAGGCACCGTAAAGTTTAGGTCAGATCGATTTTCACTAGTTCCCAAAATTTGATCCCTGCACCGCAGCAAGCTTCATGTGACCCACACCGGTCCGGGGACCAAGATCAAAAAGACATGAGCCGTGATACCAGCGGTGGGAAATTCAGCCCCGCACGAGAGTACACCGTGACGCCCTCAACGACGTTAATCGGCGAGCAAGTCACGGTGTGATGTCTGCAGTTCCATTTTATCCTTTGCTGTGCTGATCCGAGGATGGCCCGGTGCCCGGCTTTATGCCGCGCGGCCCTGCTACACCCCAGACGATCAGACCCAGGACCGGAAATAGCATGATCCCTATGCTCCAAGCCGCCTTCTCTCCCGGACTCCTCTGGCTCCTACAAATGCCGATGATCACGACAATGTTTGCGAACAGGATGAGTAGCGAGAACGGCAACCAGAGTAGGCTGATTATGGCTTCCATGACATGTGCTCCAAATATTGATGTTCAGGGTGGGCAGCCGCTGGCCATGAGGGTTCATTTGAACTGACCGGGGGCTTAGGCTCTGCCACCTTATGCAGCGTTGTTTCGCAACCACCAAAACTCTTTTCCATCCTCACCTATTGCGCTGAACGCCTCGGCAGGCGCATGCCTGGAATTCGATATGAGCCAGCTACACCAGATACTGGTAGGCGACTGCATCGACATGATGCGCACGCTGCCAGATGAAAGAGTGCACACATGTGTCAACGGCTAATCCATCACTGCTAACTCGCACAGCCGATGGTTTGATTCGGACTAAAACCTACATGCGGAACTGGCTGACAAGCCTATTCAGCTCGACAGCAAGCTTGGTCAATTCAGATGTCGCGATCGCTGTCTGACTTGACCCATCGGAGGCTTGATTAGATAGGTCACGAATGCTCACCAAGCTGCGATCAACCTCCCTCGCAACCTGGGCCTGCTCTTCCGAAGCCGTTGCAATCAGCACATTCCGCTCTGTGATGTTGTCGATGGACTCCGTGATTTCGACTAACGCAGATCCGGCACCATGAGCGGTATCGAGAGTTTTTTGAGCTTGAGCGTTGGTGTTGCTCATTGCAGAAACAGCAGCTCCTGTACCCTTCTGTATCGAGCTGATCATCTGTTCGATCTCACTCGTCGACTGCTGGGTACGATGGGCCAGCGCTCTTACCTCATCCGCCACCACTGCGAATCCCCGGCCAGCCTCACCGGCTCGAGCAGCTTCGATTGCAGCGTTGAGGGCAAGGAGATTGGTTTGCTCAGCAATTGCGCGAATAACGTCCAGGACCTTACTGATATCAGTCGCCATAACGGCAAGCCCTTGCACTTCCTGGGTGGCGACCTCGACGCTACCGACCATTAGACTGATAGCCTCGACGGTCTGATCTACGCGCGCGCGTCCGGACACTGCTGAAGAATTTGAACGAGTAGCAGCCTCAGATGCTGCCGAAGCATTTCGAGCGACTTCCTCTACGGCGGCACTCATTTCGGTAACGGCAGTGGCGGCCATCTCTACTTCATTGTTCTGCCGCTGCATTCCTTTATTTGCGTCCTCTGTAACCGCATGCATTTCTTCAGCCGTTGAAGCGAGCTGATTGGAAGAGTCGGAGATCGAGGAAAGTGTGGTACGTAATCCGCTTTGCATGGCTTTCAAGGCCATCATGAGCCGGGCAACCTCATCATGTCCTTGAGGCTCAATGACTTCGGTCAAATCGTTTTTGGCAATGCGTTCGGCGATGGTCAACGACTGGCTAATTGGGTGTGTGATGCTGCGCGTGTACATCAGAGCAAGAACGATTGCTGCAAGCGTGCTCGCTGCGATGAAACCTCCAACAATCAGCTTCGTATCCGCATAAATAGCCGTAGCTTCCTCGCCAGCCTTTTTTGCTTTAGCGTTGTTCAGCTCAATTAGGCTCTTCATGAGGCGTTCTACGGCATCAGCAGACTGCTTCATTGCCCCGCTGGATAACTTAACGGCTTCGTCAACATTTGCTGCAGCGATCAGGACCAAATATTGGTCTTGAAGGACTTGGTATTCAGAATAGGCTTGGGATAGTTCGCCGAAAATTTGCTTGCCCTTTGGTGTCACTATTAGCGGTTGCAGTTTAGAAATTAAATCCTGTACTGCCTGTTTTGATTTTTTGACGTCTTCCAATGCAGCGGCTTTGCGATCAGCAGGTTCAATAGGATTGCGCAGTCTGGAATTGCTACCTCTGATACTCACGAACTCACGGTCCATCGATCCCACGAGCGAGATGCTTGGTACCACGTTCGTTTCAACAAACTTCTCTGAAGCATTCAAGCTTGATACCTGCCTAAGCGAGATAATTCCCAATGCAAGAATCATCAGACAGAACAATCCAAAACAGACAGCGGATCGGGGGGCAAGATTAAGTTTACGCAGCATCATATCGAGAACTCCAGGTCATGTTCCCCTGTGTCGTCAAACCTGACGTTCACCACGACCGCCGTTCGTCGGGTGCAGACGGAAAGCCCTGCAAACAAAGGGCTTAAAGAGGCAAGGCTGTTGTAACTGTATGTTTCCTCTAATCAAAAGGCCCTAAATTCATCGATTCATCCCACGCTCCGCACCACTACGTCAATTGAGCCAAGGTGTTTTGGCCTGAGAGACAGCAAGTCAACTCCATCCGAACCCTACTTCCACCACTCACGCCACCCCGGCGAGGATGAACTATGTCCGCACACCAGCAATACCCGCCCCTGAAATACGGAAGCGTGTGCAGCGGCATTGAGGCCGCGACCGCAGCCTGGCACCCGCTGGGCATGGAACCGGTGTGGTTCGCCGAGATTGAACCCTTCCCCAGCGCCGTGCTGGCCCACCACTACCCTCGCACCCCGAACCTTGGCGACATGACGAAGCTCGGGGCCCTGGTGCTGGCCGGCAAGATAGATGCACCGGACGTTCTCGTCGGCGGCACGCCGTGCCAAGCGTTCAGCGTCGCCGGTATGCGCCAAGGCATGCTTGATCCCCGCGGCGCCCTAACCATCAAATATGTGGAGCTTGCAGATGCAGTTGACCATGTTCGAACCAGTCGAAACCAACCCGAAAGCGTCATCGTCTGGGAGAACGTCCCCGGTGTCCTTTCCGACAAAGGCAACGCCTTCGGATGCTTTCTTGGCGCGCTTGCTGGGGAAGACTGCGAGCTGCAGCCTCCAGGGAAACGGTGGCAGGACGCTGGTTGTGTGTATGGACCCAAAAGAACAATCGCGTGGCGGATCCTGGACGCCCAATATTTCGGCCTGGCCCAACGACGCCGCCGTGTGTTCCTTGTCGCAAGTGCTCGAGCAGACTTCGATCCCACCGCGGTACTTTTTGAGCGCGAAAGCGTGCGCCGGGATACTGCGCCGCGCCGAGGCGAGGGGCAAGACGTTACCGGAACAGCTCCTTTCGGCCCTGCGCTCCAGTGCAGATGCGGACATGTGTTCAGCGAAGAGTTAGGCCATTACGGCTGCCCGAACTGCGAAGGCGATGAGGGGCCAGCGGTGAGCATGTTCGGCGGCATCCCAGCATTCGGGGGGCACAGCTTGTCCGGATCGGTTGAGCGAGCGGCAACGCTTACAGCCAAGGACACACGCATGGACATGGAAAGCGAGACGTTTTTCGTTCAGCCGTCTCATGACGTTACAGGCACGCTCAGTTCCAGATCTACCGGCGGCGGCGGACTGGGCACAGACTTCGATCTTGCGGGAGGCCTTCAAGTTGTTGGAGCTCTTACCAGCCATGCGTTCAGCGGCGGTGCCGGTGGCAGGCCAGATGGCGCAGCGTGCGGCCACTTCCTTGCAGTCGCTGGAACGCTTCTGGCAAACGGGAAAGCTGCTGGCAGTGCCACGCAGCAGGACGCGGAGTCTGGTCTGTTGGTTGTTCACGGCACTCAAGATCCCAGCTTCAGCGGTTCCTTGGCTTTTGCTCTCGGACGGAACAGCGGACAGGAAAACGTCCTCGCCTTCAGTTGCAAGGACCACGGTGCTGACGCTGGTCAATTGGCCCCTACCCTGCGAGCGATGAACCATCAGGGCAGTCACGCAAACGCCGGCGGCCAGGTCGCAGTCGCGATCACTCAATTTGGCGAGCATGCAGGAACACTCACGGCGCGCCATGATTCAAGCCCATGCGCCGATCGCGGCATGAATGTGGTGTCGGTCGCGTTGCGCGGCAGGGATGGCGGTGCGACCGCCGAGATTGGCGATGACATCGGCAACGCGCTGCGTGCTTCGCGTGGCGGCGGCGACAAGGCGCACGCGCTGGTCAACTCGGCAGTGCGCAGGCTTACACCGCGGGAGTGTGAGCGACTGCAGGGCTTCCCTGACGATTACACCCGCATTCCCTGGCGCGGCAGAGTCTTGGGCTTATGCCCGGACGGCCCCCGCTACAAAGCGATCGGTAACAGCAAGGCCGTGCCAGTCGTGCGCTGGATCGGCATGCGGATACAACAGCAGCTATAGCATCGGGGGTATAGGAGTACATCTGTACTCCACCCGCAAAACCTGCTGCATCCCCATCAATTCAATGTCAGCCGCGTGTGCGGCAAGGACGAAGTCATGCCCGAAGAAAAGCAGAAAGTCATTCAATTGCCGGTTGAGCGCGACCAGCATGGCCTATGGACCCACCCGGCTTGGCCGGATGACGGCGAAGAAAGTCGGCTCCCCTTTAGCTGGTTCGCCGAGCACGGCCTTGAGTTCGGCATCGTTGAAATGGAAAACGATGGGCCAGAAGACGTGGTAGCGGCGTGGTTTGGCGAAGGAGAAAACGATTGCACCCCTTGGAAGCCTACCAAGCCCGCTGGAGACGGCTGGTTTATCTTCTCCATTCATGACAATGAAGAGGGTCCTATCTGTGTTTGGGTCAGGCCAATGGTGACGCCATGAGCCAAGTCAAAGAAAGACCGATGCTGTTCAGCGCGCCGATGGTGTGCGCTATCCTGGAAGGTCGGAAGACAGTCACGCGCCGGGCGCTCAAGGTTCAACCTCACATTGATTCGAGCGGTAATTTCTGTGTAGGGCGTTCCAACTACGGGCAAGACATTTACGGCAAACCTGTGACAAAACACTTTGTCAGCAGTGACTGCCCGTACGGCCAACCCGGCGACCGTATATGGGTGCGAGAGGCCTGGCAGGCTGATGCGCAGGTTAATGAGGTAGCGCCGCGAGAGCTGAGCCATGGTGAGCCGATCCGCTACCCGGCAGATGGTGCCTCAAGGCAAACGGGATGCTCGATGATCACGCCGGGGAAAACTCGGCCATCCATCCACATGCCGCGCTGGGTAAGCCGCATTCTTCTGGAAATCACCGACGTGCGGGCCGAGCGCCTGCAAGAAATTTCCCGCAGCGACATCCGGGCGGAAGGATTGGAATGCCCGCCAGAACTGGCGAGCGACGACGTATCGCCCAATTATCGCGGCTGGTATCCCGCTGCGTGGCGGGAACTGTGGGAATCAATCAACGGTGCCGACTCTTGGAATAGCAACCCTTGGGTCTGGGTCGTCGAGTTCAAGCGCGTGAGGACCTGAGCCTACCGCACCATAAATATCAGCTCTCCCCTGTCAGTCATCGCCATGCCGTACTTGAGCCGGCCCAGGTACTGCTCGTGCATTGAGTAGACCCGGTCATCGATGATTCTGAAAATGACGGTCCTGCCCGACCATATGTTGCCGTCAGCGCCGCGCCTACCCAGCTTGGCGTTATACGGCCCGTAAACCTCGTTCGTGGCTGTGGTGCATTCCATGACCTCTCCTTGGTGCTGCACCAGCTCCTGCTGGCTGCGTGGACCATAGCAGTGAACTGCAGAACCTGCCTGATCACCCATTCCGCCGCCCAGCGCGGCCTGGAGCCTTTACCGTGGAAGCAGAAATACTTACAGACCAAGAGTTGGCCGACCTGACCGGCTACAAACACAGAGCGCATCAGCGAAAATGGCTCAACGAACGCAATTGGATTTTTGTAGAAAGCCGTGGCGGGCGACCCCTGGTAGGTCGGATGTTCGCACGCATGAAACTCGGCATGACACCGGCGCCCGCCGGTGACCACAACCCTCCCCCGGCGCGCCCAGCTTGGACACCGGACTTTTCCAGAGTGAACTGAAATGCGCCCCCGGAATACTGAGAACAGGGATTTACCGCCAGGGATGGTACGGCGCAAGCGCCCCCGCAAAAACGGAACTGTCTGGGTGGGGTACTACTATCGGGACGCGAACGGAAAAGAGCTGCCGTTGGGCGGAGACTTGGACAAGGCGAGACTGAAATGGGCTGAGCTGGAAGCAAAGGCCAAGCCAGATGACTTGAAGATAATGAAGGGAATTTTTGACCGGTACGAGCGGGACATAATCCCGAAGAAAGCTGCGCGAACGCAGAAAGACAACAACGCTGAATTGAAACACCTGCGTAAGGGTTTCGAGACTGCGCCGATTGACGCGATCACCCCGTCAATGGTCGCCCAGTATCGAGACGCGCGGACGGCCAAGACCAGAGCAAACCGAGAAATTGCGCTGCTATCTCATGTTTACAACATGGCGCGTGAATGGGGATTCACAGATCGCGAGAACCCCTGCGCCGGGGTGCGCAAGAACAAGGAAAAGGTCCGCGACTATTACGCGAATGACATGGTCTGGGCTGCTGTGTACGGGCAAGCCCCGCAGGAGCTTAAGGATGCGATGGACCTGGCTTACCTAACCGGTCAGCGCCCGGCTGACGTTATCGCGATGAACCGAGGCGATATTGAGGGCGACTACCTAAATGTCCAGCAAGGAAAGACCGGGAAGCGTCTGCGCATTCAGATGCAGAACAGCGGCGTTCCAAACAGCTTGGGCCTGCTGATAGGCGCAATAATGCTGAGAAACGCCAAGCACGTATCCCATCACTTCATTTTGAGCAGGACCGGCATGCGCGTTTCTCAGCAGATGCTGCGTAACCGATGGGATGAAGCTCGGGAAGCAGCACGCCTTTCTGCCATTGCCGATGGCAGGGCTGACGACGCAGAGAAAATACGGCAATTCCAGTTCAAGGATATCAGGCCGAAAGCCGCGTCCGAGATCTCCGATATCGCAGACGCCAGCCTGTTGCTGGGCCACTCCAAACAGGAGATAACAAAGCGCGTTTACCGCCGGATTGGCGCCGTCGCGCAGCCCTCAAAATGA